GTCATCTTGGGCTCCAGTTGTTACAATATGTTCATATTATAGCATTTTGGCAATTATTGGTCAACCGCCAAAACGGTAATACTCAAGTATTACATGCTCCAGAATGATTCTGAGCTGGGTGAGCAGAAGTGCGGTGTGTTGACATCTTCCTCAAACTTCTCACCAGTCATGATGTTGACACGTTCAACCATGCGGGGTCGGTAGTGCTTGGTGGCAACAATGCTGAGTTGGTCCGCTGTCCATCCTGCTTTGTTGCACAGGCGTGTGCGTGTGGCACGGGCGGCACCAAAAGTTTTGTAAGCACGGGTTCTGTTGGGACCATCTGTTACGATAAGTCCAGTACCTCTAGAAACAATGTAATACATGTTGGCTCCTTTTTGTTACTCTATGCCTATATTATAGCAAAAAGGAAATTTCTGGTCAAGTACTACCTAAGTATTACTTTTTAAGTGCTGGAAATCAGTGTGGCCTGCGGCAATGCATTGGCGCTTTGACTGGGCACGCCATTGGTGGGAGTGAGCCCTATGGAATTTAGACCTGAGGTGTTGCGGCCTTCACGTAACGCACCCACCATGGCCTGACCATACTGGTTGGCTGTGTTGGCAATGCTTTCCAAAAATTGTGCTGCCATGCCTTCCTGTGTTTGTTTGCCAAGGTCGCCCAGACTGGGAATAAAAGCTGTGATGGGCAACTGTGCGCCAGCTGTGAGTGTGCTGTAGTTGATACTGGCCCTGGTTTGATTGACCGATTCATTTGCTGAATTTGATATCATGTCATACCAAGTGTTGTTCAGTGTTGTGGTAGCAGTGCCCATGGCAGTGATGGCTGTGCCAATGGCCGCATCTGCGGCTGTGACCAACACTGCCAAGGCTGAATTATAACTGGCATAGGGGTTTCCTGCGGTGTAAGGTGCTGGAAGATTGATCGCACCTGGCAACCCATAACCATCAGAGATCAATGTGATCATTTGTGAGTATATGGTGCTGAGTGCAGTCAGTGTGCCGGCAGCAAGTTGTGCCGAAATAGTACTAGTGACAGTGGCAAGATCGGCGTTGTAAGGAATGCCGGCTGCTGATCCAAAAAAGTCTGTGAGCAAAAATGTACCACTGGGTCCAGAACCCAATGCAATGTTTGTGGCATAGTAAGTGGCCACATCAGCTGGCACTGGCGTGGTGGTATTTGCAGCCAAAGGTAAATTGCCCAATGTGGTGACTTTGTTTCCATATGCTGCATTGGCGGCTGCTGTTTGTGATATAGTCATTGCAATATTCCTGCCAACACAGCTGGTGTGGTGTTGCGAAGACCGTTTATCTGTTGCAGTGCAATTTGCAAAGCACGATTGGCAGCGGCCTGTGCAGATGGCATGATCTTGGCCAACTGATCACAACCCACAACTACCACCGTGCCTGAATTCAAAGTGGGCTCAATGATTGAATTCACATCACCTTGACTGTCATATATCAACTCTAGACTGGTGGGGGTGGGCAGGGTCAGTGTGTTGAAGCTGTTGGGGAAAATCTTAACCGGATCCATCAGCTCACACATGGTGGTTATGTTGGGAGTGGTTATGTTCATGGTATCCAGCACTTCTTGTAAACATGCACCAGCCACGTTGCACATGCCTTGATACGCCAGACGTTGCAGGCTGTCAAATTCATTTTCTGTCAGGGCGCCTGGTCTACTTTCTGTGAATGACACTGCGCCACGTGGCAAGGCAGCGTTTCTCAACCGACTGATCACCTGCAAAGGCTGAGCATTTGGTGCCACTTGATTGTACAAACTGGGTCGATTGTTGTTGACCAGGTCAGCAATGTTTTGATCAGACAGTCCTGTTTCACGCAGTTTTGTCTGCACACATGGCAATGTGCCGTTGGTCATGTTGCCGGCTCGAGCCAATTGTTGCAACACAGCAGCTGGAGTGCCAAAATTTTCCACTGCGGAAAAATCAAGGAGCTCACCGGTGGCTGCTAGATCTGCACCAAATGCTGCCAGATTGGTGGTCACTCTGGTAATGCCAGCAGTGATCAAATCATTCATGTTGGTGAATGTTTGCCCCACCCAGTTGTTGCCGTTGGCATTCACAGCACTCAAAATAACTTGGTTGGTCAGGCTGATGTATCCTTGCGCCGCACCAAATGCCTGTGCAAATTTACCAAAGTCGCCTGAGCCGAGATACGTGTTGGCCGAGCTGGTGATAGAACCAGTGTACCCTGCATTGCCCACAGTAATTGCCACGTTGCTGGGCACACTATCCCCCAGAGCAGGACAATAGTTGCCTGACACATTTGCACCCAACGTTTTGAGATTGGCCAGTGTGCCTGCCGATATGCCCAGACTCACATTGCCGGCTGCGGCAGCTATGACAGTTAATAAATTACCTGTGAGCACAGCTGAATAAGCAGCAATGGTATTGGCCAGTTGAGTGTTGGCTGTGATGGCATTGCCTGAATAAAATCCCACGCCTGCTGTGAGTTGTAGTGGTGTTACTATTGATTCTGCCATTATCCTGCCCTTACGTCACCGCTGCCAGCCACACGACTGTGTCCGCAGGTGTCAGCATCTCCGTTGCGTATTACTGGTTTGCTGCCAGCACGAACTGATCCTGATCCGCCCGAGGTCACTGCAGAACAATGAATGCCGCAGCCAGGTTGTCCACAACAAGGGTGAGGTGACACACTAATGCCTGGCACAACAATGGGACGACCGTTTACTCGCACAGAAGCCACACCAGAAGTGTTTACGCCTCCTGCGCCATTTGGATCGCCTTGTCGTTGTACTGGTGGCATGTTATCCCATTAAGATTTTACTGCGCACAGGTTTGATACCTGTTGTGGCTTCCAAATAACTGTCCCCAACGTCTTCACGCACAGGAGCGATCATGGCCACGCTGGATATATTTACCGTGACTTCTGCCTCAGGATCTGCTGTGAACAAACTATTCATCAACTGTATACCTTGCTGTCCAGGCACCACGGCCACGGGCTTGCTCAAGGTGTAAGTACTGCTGTCAATTGCTGTGATTTTTGCCACAATCTCTTCACCATAGCCCATGCGCATGGTGTATGTTTTTCCTACTTCAACGCTCATTCTAGTTCCTTTTTAACTATTGCCAACTGATAATTTACCAAGCCCAGTTTGAGCCTGTGATAAAACATATTCACAAAGGCATCAATACTTTGCTTGCAACGACCCAAATAATGCTGGTCATCTTCCCACAAGTAGTCATCAAACAACATCACACCACCCGGACGCAACAATCCAAAACACATCACAGCATCTGCTAGAGCATCGTCTGCATTGTGACTGCCATCTACGTAGATGAAGTCATACTGCCGTTGATCCACAATCAGTTGTGCCAGTGCAGGGAAACTCATGTTAGCCAGCACCTCTACGGTTTGGTCAGGTTTCTTGACTTTTGCTGTGTTGGCACGAAAGAGTTGTTCAATGCTGCGATCTTCTGGTATTGAATCATAGCTGAATGCTGTGACCGGACGGTCAGCAAATGGATCTATACAGGTAATAGTGCCTGTGTCTGCCAACATGTTCGTCAACATCCAGCAAGTGCTACGGCCTTCGTGGCTGCCTATTTCTAATATGCTGTCAACTGTTTTTTGTTTTTGTAAGTAGTTGGTGATGTAATCAAAGTTGACCAGTGCATTGCTGAACCAGTCAGATGAGAATTGTGGCATTACATCAACCTTTGGCGCAGTTCCGTGAATCCACCCACATACTCATCATCCAAGAAAATCTGTGGCACTGATCTAGCAGTGGGCACTGATTCTAACAGTTGCTCACGTGTCCAGTCTTGACTGATGTTGCGGACTTCGTATTCGATGCCTTTCATTTCTAACAGGCCTTTGGCTTGTTCGCAGAAGGCGCATTGGTCCTTGGACCATACTATGGCTTTCATTTGGTTTTCCTTTTGGGTTCTACTTTGATAATGCATGGTGAATCAATGCGATCTGACATGGCTTTGACACCATCTGCCCATGAATGCATTTTGACTGACAACCAGTCTAAAAATTGCACTCTTAGGCAGCGATTCTTTTCTTCAATCCGTTCAAACTTTTGCATCACGTTGCGAATGTTCTGAAAGTCTTCAGAATCTCTTATTGCAGGATTGGGTTTATACATATTTTTCCTTTTATAAATCTGGTAATTCGTCGTAGTCCAGTTGATCACTCATGACGCCGATAACATAGTTAGTTGATTCGTTCTCTTGCAGTGCAGTTTGTTTCTTGCTAGTGTCCACATGCTTCATGAACCAAGGAATTGGTGTGCTGCGCGGTGCAGGCTCCAGGTACTTGACACCAATTTCTTTGAGTGCGCCCACTGCTGTGTAGTCCACAAAATCTTTTAGAATGTTAGCATTGAGGCCAATCACAGGACCTTTCTGGAACAAGTAGTCAGCCCAGGCCTTTTCTTCACGGATCACATCCAGGTACATTTGGTACACTTCGGCGTCGCATTCTGCCTTGGCTTGTGCAAAGCGCGGATCTTCTTTGACCACTTGGTTGATCATCCAAGCAGTCCAGTCCTTGTGCAGGATTTCATCTTGCAGGATCAGGCTGATGATGTTGCCGTTGCCAATAAAGATACGGTTCTCTACCATGGCCAAACTCGTAGCAAAGCTCACCATAAAGCGGAATGCTTCCAATGCATAACTGGCATTGAGCGCCAACCAAATGGCCCGGATATGTTCTTGTTCGAGCACCATACCTGTCATTTCACTGCTTAATTCTTTATGACAATTTATTCTGTGTAGTTCGTCGTAGTATTTGCCCACACTGGATGCCATGTCCACAATCTCTTTGGTGTCATGAATGGTGTTGAACACATCCTTGGGCACGTTGTAGATGTTGCGAATGATATGACTGTATGATCGACTGTGAATGTTGGTTTCAAAGAAACTCCAGTTATACATCAGGGCTTCCAGTTCAGGAATGCCCACCACAGGAGTAAACACCTGTGCAGGACCGCGTCCTTGTAAACTGTCCAGTGCTGTTTGGCGCAACAGGTTTGATGTAAAGATGTGTTTCACAGTGTCACTGGCTTCCTTGAAGTCGTTAGCATCTTTGGTCAAGGACACTTCTTCTGGAATCCAAAAGAAGCCACGTGCTTCTTGTTCGAACTTGACCAGTTTGTTGTACTTGACTTCTTCAAAGCGTTGAATGGTAACAGGACCAGCTGGGTCAAGAAACATCTTGCGATGTAAG